AAAGAAGAAAAGACGAATATTTATAGTAAAAGTGAACTAAAAAAAAAAGTAAAAAGTAATAAAAAAATGAAAAAAATTAAAGAATTAATACCTTTAATGAATAAAATGAAAGAACAATTATTATTACAAGTTGATACATTTGATAAATTAAATAAATTATTAGGGGATTATTTTACAAATAAATAACGAAAAAACACTAAAGGGTTTAAAACTAAAAAAAAATAAATTATATAAATTCATATAAGAATTAAAATTATTTAAAGATTTATCCAATATAAAAGTTATAAAATGACAGACACTAATTCTACTACTACCCCTACTATTGAGGAACAATTTAAGAGCATTTACTCGGGTATTTCCGAAATAAATGGTAATGCGAAAGAACTTCAACTTAAAGTTAAGGACCTTGCGAAAGGTTTCAAACAAGCCTGTAAACCAAGAAAGGTTAAGAAACATACTGTTATGCACGACCCAATGAATATTACTCCTGAATTACTTAAATATTTAGGTCATTCTAGTGGAACTCAACTTACTAAAGCTGAGGCAATGAAACAAGTTTCCACTCGTGTTAAGACTGATAAACTCCAAGATGAGTCTAACCGAAGACAATTTAAACCAAATAAACAATTAGGAAAGGTTCTTAATATGTCTCCAATTAAGACTATTACTTTTGTTGAACTTAACAAGTATTTAGCTCATCATTTTACTCCGGTGGCACCAGTTGCTAGTGCTTAAGGGATTTCTAATTATATAAACTATATTTACTAATACGAATAGGTTTTAATTTATAATTAAATTTACTTTTTTTGATTAGTTTAATATTTTCGATATCAATTATTTTTTCAATATTTTTATATCCATATATTTTAATATAATAATTATTAACATTTATTATAAAACCATTTATTAATACGATATTAAATCCGTGGGACAAATACTCTAAAATATTTATAATTTTAAATACTTTATTGTTTATTTCCATATATCTAAATCCTTTTTGTATTTCATTTTTTAGTATATTTTCATAGTCTTTTTGTGTTTTATTTATTAAAGGAATATATTGATTATATTTGTATAAATTATTATATATCATTTTAAGACTTTTACAAGTTTGAGATAAGTTTTGTGCTTCTATAGGTGTTAAATTTATAAAAATAATATTCAGTATATCTTCATTTAATATTAAAATATTATGTTGTTGTTCCATATTATTTAAAAATTATTCTTTTATTTTAAATAATAATATATTATATAGGAAAAAATAAAATGAATAAAAATTCTACGGCAACCTTTGAAGTACAGAATTATGTTATATATAAAAAAAGAATAGGAAAAGGGGCTTTTTCCACAGTTTATAAAGGATATAACAAGATAACTAAATTACAGGTTGCGATAAAGGAAATAACTTTAGATACTTTGAATAAACATAAGAAGATGTTTAAGAGAGAAACGGATATTATGATGAAACTTAAACATCCCAATATTATAACATTATATGACACTATTATAGATGAAAATACAGAAAATGTTTATTTAATAATGGATTATTACAGCAGAGGAGATTTTTCTAATTTTCTAAGGAAAAGGCCCCTTAAAGAAAAATACGCAGTAAAATATCTAAAACAATTATCAGAAGGATTAAAATATTTATTATCTAATAATATTATTCATAGGGATTTAAAACCTCAAAATATTTTAATAACAGACGTAGGAGATATAAAAATTACAGATTTTGGTTTTGCTAGATATTTCGATAATGATATATTAATACAAACCATATGCGGTAGTCCTTTATATATGGCACCTGAAATAATGAAAAGTCAAAAATATGATTATAAATCGGATTTATGGTCTGTTGGAATTATTTTTTATGAAATGTTAGTTGGTAATACACCATTTAAATCTAAAAATATATATGAATTAATAAGAAGAATAGAAAATGATGAAGTAAAAGTTCCAAGTAAGTTTAAATTAAGTATAAATTGTCAAAATTTATTATATTCTTTATTAAAAAAAGATCCTGAAGAGAGAATTTCATGGGAAGAGTTTTTTGATCATAAACTTTTAAGAGATGTCGATTTTAATGAACGGGAAAATAATTTAATGGAGATTAGTAATTTAGATTATTTTCCTTCTTTGCCATCAAATGAAAATAAATTTATAAATAGTTCTTATCAGTTATATGAAAATACTAATATAAATAACCAACTAGTAAATAACCAACTAGTAAATAACCAACTAGTAAATAACCAACTAGTAAATAACCAACTAGTAAATAACAAAATAATAAATAACGAAACTATAAACGATAGTGATATAGATTTAGGTTTGCAATTTAATTTTAATTTAGAGGAAGAAGACGATGACGACGAAAACGAAATTTTTTATGATAGTTATGAAACATTCGGAGAAATGAGTTTTAATGAATTAGATATTGATGATACTTATTTTAAGCATACTGAAAGTTTTAAAAGAGATTTGAAAAATAGTTTATTAAAGGAGTTTATAGTTATAGAAAATATTAAATCTAATCATAAAAAAAATATGTCTAGTAGTTTTAAGAATTATCTTAATAATTCCTTATATTTTTTAAAGGAATCTTACAAATATATAAGAAACTTTAATTCCTTGTAATTATTTATACCCTTAAACACTGTTAATATATTTTATTGTTATATATTAAATATGAACTATGAAAGATATATTCATTATAAAAATCATATTTATAATCCAAATATAAATTATATTCTACTAACTAATTGTAAATATTGTAAACAAGATAAAAGAGATTATTATGGTTCTCAATTTAGACAGCCTTCGAATATCAATCTTACCGAAGTAGCAAATGTGGATTTACTAAATTATAGACGTGTTCAAAATGTTATTGGATATACAAATATAAGAAATGAAAATATAAGACCTTTTCCAAGATATCTTCTCCAACCGGTCAGAAGACCATATATTCAAAGACATTTTAGACAACTTCCACCTAATCCTTCACAAATACCTATTATTCAAAGTAATATTCAACGACCACTTGTTCAAAGACATAATTACCCTTTAAGAAATAGACCACTTATACAAAATTATTTTCCTTCAAATTTACAATCACATAGCCAAATACATAGTCAAATACATAGTCAATCACATAGTCAATTACATAGTCAATCACATACTCAAATACATAATAATATAAATATGACATATTTCACAAATAACTTAGGTATTCAACCTATTCAACCTATTCAAGACGACGAAATAGAAGATTTCGAAGAAATGGTGGATGTTGAAGTTAAAACAATATTACAAGATGTTAATAACAGCACGGAGTTAGAAGTATATAAAGGAGAACATAATTCTCATTGCTCTATATGTTGTGAAGATATTTGTAATTCTCAAATAGTAAGAAAAATAAATTGTGGTCATAAATTTCATTATAAATGTATTGACGAATGGTTAGAAACAAATACCAAATGTCCTATATGTAGATATGATATAGAAAATTATAGTAAAGAAATTGATGAAATATAAAAGATAAAATATGAAATATAAAATATAAAATATAAAATATAAAATAAGAAATATAAAATATAAAATATAAAATATGAAATATGAAATATGAAATATGAAATATAAAATATAAAATATAAAATAAAATGTAAAAAAAAAATATTAAAATAAGTAAATGGATGTTCCAAAAAACTTTATTATTAATGATACACGTAAACCCAATGAATTCCATAAGAAAACTTATTCAGACTATTTAAAAAAAGACGTTTTAGATATATTATTCAAGAAAATAGATGAATCCAGTTTAGAGGAGGTGTGTATATGGTGTGTAGAAGCAGTTATATCTGGTTATTTCGAAGATTTATGGGAACGTATTATATTATATTACTCTAAATATATTAATTCCAATAGTCCATATGTACCGTATCATATTTTTATAAGATTAAATCAATTCTTGAAGATAAGTAAGGAAGAAGATTTTAAGAAAAACTTTTTAGATATGCGGAATTCTCAAGAAGTCAGGAATCATTTTTGCGAATTAGTATGTATGATAACTAATGCGACTAAAATGCGTAAACCTATTCCATTAAAGAAAATAAGTAATAATGATTTTAGTAAAAATTTTTTTGAATCTAAATTAAGAGCCAAAGATTATTCAACTTCTTTAAAAATATTAACACCCAATGACCCTCAAGAAATGACTATTATTACTAATGAATTTTCTTATAATATTTCAGATAATCATTATAATATCAATCAGGCGCTGTATTGGTTATCATGGATATTAGAATGGGAAAAAATAAATATAAAGAAATACGGTAGATATGATTGTGGATTAAGAGAAATAGTCGGCATCGAAAATAAATGTAAAAAAGATTTTATCTGGATATTTTGGGAAATTATTTTATTAGAAACAATGAAAAGAAATAATGAACAACTTAATAAACAAATAAGGAGTTTAATGGAATTTTATAAATATAAATATACTTTATCTAAAAAAAGAAAGAGAATATATATTTTTATAAATGCGATACAAATTCTATCACCCGAATTTAAATTTAATACTGATATGTTAGAAAAATACCCCATTTACGAAAAATATCACTTAATAATACAAGCGTGTGCTAATATTAATATTATATATAAAGAGAAGAAAAAAGACGAGAATTTAGAGAATGATATTATAAATAGTAGAATAAAACAGGATACTACATATTGCGTAACTAAATTTTCAGATATAAACCTTATAAATGATAGAGAACCTACAAAACCAAGATATAAAAGGGAAAAAGATTTAAAAGCATTAGAAATGGAAAAGAAAAAATTAGAGAAAAAATTAAAAGAGGAAAAAAAAATGTTAAAAATGGAAGAGAAATTCAATGTATTAAGTATGATTGATAATTCTATTCTACAGGATACTAATAGAATAGTTCAAACTAAACCTATTAAAAAAACAGAAACATATGAAATCCCTAGAAAACAAAATTTGAATAAAACTATTAATTTATTAGACGAAATAGATAGGAAAATAAAGAATAAAGGTAAAACTATAAATAGTAAAACAAAGGACGTTTTTGTTTTTAAGAAAGATTAAATAAATAAAATAATTTTATATTTATATAATAAATGACTGATAAATTTAGTTTTTGTCAACATAATATAAGTAGTGTTGAATATTATGATGAGGATGATATAGATAAAAAAAATCGTTTTATTTCTTCGAATGATACTTTAAGAGATTTGAAAAACTATATAAATAAACAAGAATTTAAATCTGAATTATATACATTACAAGAAGTAGAACACCAAGGAAATAATGAAGGGGATATAAATATTAACGGAATAAATTATGGATACGTTTATAATAGAACCGGATCAACCGATTATCTTATAAATAATGGAGGTAGAATATCAAATAATTATAAAAAAATAGACCACGGATGTATGGTTGTTTATGATACTAATAGATTTGAATATATAAATGACTATTCTACTTATGAATATGAAGAACTAAAATATCGTTCTTCTCCTTGGCTTTTATTAAAAGATAAGAAAACAGGAGAAAAATATATAGTTATTTCAATACAAGTAATTATATCAAGTCCATTAACTAAATCTAAAAGTAAAAGAATTAAAAATTTATATAATTCTATCATTACTGCTATTAAAGGATTTTGTAAAGTAGATAAAGATAATAATTATAGTTTTATTATAGGTACAGATTTAAATATCAATATATATAATCCAGATTTAGATTATTATGATGATAGAAAAGAATCCATTAAAAAAGATATGAAAAAATATATGAGAAATTTCTTAAAATCACTCAAACAATATAATATTGGATATGATTTAAATAGAGATATATATACAACTTATAGCGGAGAAGATGATGATGTATTTTATGATTGTATTGATTTTATATTTAAAAGTAAATTTCTGAATACATATGAAGTTACATATGGGAATAATCATATTGGTTCAAGAGCAAGTTGGGGAGAAGTAAAAGAATTAGAAAGTGATTTTGAACATACTTCTATACAATGTATAATGGGTATAGATGATTATTATGTCTAATAAAACATTATATTTAGCTCTTATAATACATTATAATATCTGGCTCTTCTATTATAAAGCATTATAATATCTGGCCTCATACAACTGCCTCTCTATATACTTCATTTTATCACAATAATCCCTCATTTCAACCTTATAAGCGTCTCTATATTTTTCTACATCTAATAACCATTTTATTAATATATCGCTACACAAAACTTTATAAAATATAGTTTTATAAATCATTTTGGTAATAAAATAAGCAGTATCTTTTTTATAAAATTTATATATGCCTTGTGTAAGTGGATTATCAAACATTAATATAAAAACTAAACATAAAATCAAATATCCACTAAACGTTATATTTTTAACGAAATTAATTTTAAAATGATAATTTTCCACTTCAATACTATCTCGATAATAATATTTGAGTTTTCTTCCATATCTCCAATTTGTAAAATACAAACCTAAAATAAAAATACCAATACCAATACTTAATAATGTATTACTCATTAACTGATTTATTATTAATAATAAAGTCCCCGTTGTTAAAAAAAATATAACATTTACATAATTATATAACCAACCAATATAAATACTCTCTGGGAAAATACATTTTATATTAGATACGGACCATAACATAGAACCAAAAAAACATAATCCTAAAGGTATAATCTCTTTGAGTAAGTTATAAAGAACATATGTAAAACTATATGAATATAAGTAATTTTGGTTGATAATAGTTTTATTATTATCATATTGTGATTCTAATTTGAAATAGTGAATTACTGGATTAACGTATATACAATATATCCAAAAATATGAAAACCAAGCACAATATTTTATCCAATTTTTACTACTATACCATGTATTAGATTTATAAATCGTTATACAAATTAGTAATAATTCAATAGAAATACATACCGAACTAAATATATTATAAAATAATATATAATCTAATGTTTTTCCTGAATTTATTAATTCTATAAAATGTTGTGTTTGATTTTTTATATTATTATTATCATAAAACCCTATAGGATTTTCTTGTAAATATTCGGTAGAATTATGAGTTTGGTAGTATTCTATATTTTTTTTCACATTAAAATAATTAGTAATATTTAATATAATATTAGTTAGTAAGAATGGAATTAGTAAATAAAGGGAATATTTTCTCCAAACAAAGTATTTAGTTAAATCGTACATATATGTTAATCTATTTCCAGTTAAATCATAATTTCTATGATCTTCTTCATCTAATTCTATATCAGTTGGCGAAGAAAAGTAAAAAGTTAGCTTATATAAAAATGATAATATTTTATACATTTATCAAATATAACTAACTAATTCTTTATGTTAAAAAAAAGTATATATAATTAAAAAGTATATAATAATTAAAAAGTATCTAATAATTCCATTTTATCTTTATGTTTTTTCTTACAATATAAATCTTCTAATAAATTCTCATCAAAATGAGCAATATCGTCTATTTTATTTAATAAATTATTTCTTAATATAAATTTCCCCTTTTGTGTTTGAGTATTATGATGTAAATCTACAAAAGGTATTTTATCTATTTCGGCATTATTTCTTTCATAAATATGTGAAATAAAACTATTATTTGAAATTTTATCTATATAATCGGAAGATTGATATTTTTCTCTTGCTTTATCAGAACAACTATTTAAATTACCGAAAATATTATCTTCGTTTACATTACATAAATTACTATAATAATTTGAAGGATTGAATTTATCTTCTTTATAAATTTCTGGTTCTGGAATAATTACATTACTAATATATTTATTTTTCAAATTTTTTTGATTATTTTTTTGATTTGATAAGACTTCCTTATCAAGTGAATAATATTTATAACTAAAAGACATTAGTATATATTAAAAGAGGAAAAAAATAATCAAAGCATATAAAAATAAAATAATAAAATAAAAATATATATTAATATTAATAATGTCAAAAAAAATAATTGTTAGTGGAGATAAAAATACTAAAAAAAATATCTTATCAACTGATGAAAAAAAAATATTTATGAATGAGTCTTTAGATTATATGAAAAAAACACAAGATAAAATGATGAATGAATACGGATTCGGTAAAGAAACTAATAGATATATATTCTATCCAGAGAGAAATAAATTTTATATGTATGACGAAAAAACCAAAGAAGTTTTTTTTGAAGCAAGGTTTCAAGTGATAGGAACATACGCTAAAAAATCAGAAACTTGGAGATGGGGATGGGCAAATAGATATGTTCCCAATGATTTACAAAAAACTTGTTTAAAGATTAAAGAATTTGGAGAAGTAGGAGGTATTAAAATATTCTCAAAACCTAAAGTTAAAGGTGAAAATTTAGGTTTTCTCTTTACAGCCGTTGGAATGTATTTATCTAAGGCTAAAGGATACTATATTGTTCCTGGTGGATATGGATACCCTGATACATTTATAGTTTTTACTAAAGTAAGTAAAGTTGATAAACAATACAGAGAAATTGTTAAAAATAATAAAAATAATAAGAAAAAAACTAAACAAAAATATGAAAGAGTTGTTGAAAGAACTAGGAAAAAACATTTGAAAAAAAAAGAAAATAATAAAAAAGCTAAAA